GTGTTACAGCAGACACCAAGGGTCGTGCCTTGGGTAAGGGGAAATAATCATGGCTGGACGTGGAATGGGTGCCGCGGTTCGTGGTGGCGGCTGCGTGATGAGCGGCGAAACGCCTAAAGTCGATTACAACTACGACTCGATGAAGGGCGACGAAACCGTCAAGGTCGGTACGACCAAGATGGCCAAAGGCGGAATGGTCAAGAAGGGCATGAAGATGAAGGCCTATAAAAAAGGCGGCATGTGCTAAATGACCACTTCGGGCACGACTGACTTTGATCTGTCGATTGATGAGCTAATCGAAGAAGCTTTTGAGCGATGCGGCATGAGGCCCACTAGTGGGTATCAGCTGACGACGGCACGCCGCTCGCTCAACTTAGTGTTTCTTGATTGGGCTAACCGCGGGTTGAACCTGTGGACCATCGAGCAGAAAGAGATTCAGTTGGCCCAGGGGGATCGTGTTCTAAATCTTGATCCAGACACGGTCAATGTGTTGGGAGCGGTGATTCGGGATTTGACCACGACCCCGTACAACGACATCATTATTCAGCGAATCAGCCGAAACGAGTACTTGGACATTCCAAACAAGGATTTTCAGTCTCGCCCGGCTCAGATTTACGTCCAACGTCAGAATATCCCGCAGGTGTATTTGTATCCTGTGACGCCAAACAGCAACTACAAGTTGGTGTATTACCGGATTCGTCGGATTCAGGATGCGGGGGCGTACACTAATACGTCGGATGTCAACTGGCGGTTCTTGCCTTGCCTGGCGTCGGGGCTTGCTTATTTCTTGTCTTTGAAATTTGCCCCAGACCGTATTGGTGCCTTGAAAAATCTTTATGAAGAGGATTTCAAGCGTGCGGCAGATGAGGACAGGGATACGGCCAGCACATACTTTGTGCCGCAGATAGCGACGATCTAAAATGGTCTACGCGGCCGGTAAATATGCCTTAGCCCTTTGCGACTACTGCGGTCAGCGGTACAGGCTGACCCAGCTTCGCATTAATTGGCGTGGCTTTAAGGTTTGCCCGGACGATTACGAGCCGAAAGAGCCGCAGATCCAGCCGTTGAAGTATCATGGCGATGCGTTTGCACTTGATGGGCCGCGGCCAGATCGTAGGGAGCCCTTGTCCGTGTTTGTTGGTGCTCCAGGCTTCTCGTCTTTCCAGAGTTTTGGGACGGCGCGTAATACGAACGATATGCGGCCGTATATTTCTGGTCCTGCGTTGATTTCGCAGGTTGTGGTTGGTTCTGTGACGGTAACAACAACATGACTTACGACGAGTTGGTCACAAACATCCGGAATTACGCGCAAGTCGGTGATACTGAGTTCACCGATGCGGTCATCAACACGTTTATCACGTTTGCGGAAAACCGCATCATGCGTGAAATTGACCTGGACGTGTTTAAGAAAGAGATGACGGGCAGTATGTCGGCCGGAAATCGTTTTTTAACCGCTCCGTCTGATTTGTTGACTCACCGTTACATGTTGATCAAAAACTTTACCACCTCGGTCCAGGCGTTTTTGGATTTCCGTGATACCTCTTTTATGAAAGAGTATTGGAAGGACCAGACGGTTACTGGCACGCCAAAGTACTTTGGGGTTTGGGATCAAAACACTTTTTATGTTGCTCCTACGCCTAACCAGCCGTACATTGTAGAGCTTGGGTTTATCTACCGTCCGGCGCAACTGTCATCAACCAATACGACGACCTGGATTAGCACGAATGCCCCGGAGGCGTTGTTCTATGCTTGTATGATCCAGGCGTACAGCTATTTGAAAGGGCCGCCGGACATGCAGGCGTACTTTGAGAATAGCTATAAACAGGCTGTCAGTGGTCTGGGTGTTGAACAGCAGGGCCGCCGCCGTCGCGATGAGTACCGCGATGGCATGATGCGGATTCCTCTTAAATCTGATTCACCGGGTCCGTAATGGCATTTAGCGGCAATTACATTTGCACCAGTTTCAAGGTAGAGCTTTTGAAAGGCGTGCATAATTTCACGCCTGGAACGGGGAACACGTTCAAGCTTGCGTTGTACAACCAAAACGCTACGTTTAACGCCAGTACCACAGCATATACGGCTACAAATGAGATCGCTGCTTCTGGCATGTACACCACGGGTGGTGTAGCTTTAACTCCTTACCCTCCAACGTCTGCCAATACGACCGCTTATGTTGACTTTGTGGACCTTTCGTTAACGGGCGTGACCATTACCACTTTCGGAGCTTTGATTTACAATAGCTCTGCGGCAGGTAACCCGGCAGTTTGTGTGTTGGATTTTGGTGGACAGAGGACAACAAGCACTGGCGGAGTATTGAACATTGTTTTTCCAACGGACGACGTTACGTCCGCAATTATCAGGGTTTTTTAATTATGGAACAAAAAGCAGACGCCAAAGGCGTTTTCCGTTTTGAGTGCTTCGGCCCAGACGGGAAACTAAAGTGGGCAGATGAGACGGACAACTTGGTTGTCAACACGGGTCTTGCATATATGGCTGGATCGGCGTTGACTAGCGTGGCCCAAATCACTACGTGGTATATCGGTCTGTATGGAGCAGCAGCATCAAATACTCCGGCGGCTGGGGACACGATGGCGAGCCACGCGGGCTGGACGGAAGCTGTGCCATATAGCAACGCTACCCGTGTGGCATGTACTTTTGCTACGGCTACAACAGCTAACCCGTCAGTAGCAACTAACTCGGCTTCCCCTGCTCAGTTCAGCATAAATGCTACTGCTACGGTTGGTGGTGCGTTCCTGACAAGCGGCAGTGCAAAGTCGGGTACAGCGGGAACTTTGTTTTCTGCTGCTGACTTCTCCGCGCCGGGCGACCGTACGGTTGCTTCTGGTGATACGCTTAATGTGACGTACACGTTTAGCTTGACTGCTACCTAAAGGATGAAAGCGTGGCTGAAGGCGGGTGGGGTTCCGGTGGGTGGGGCATATCCGCTTGGGGTGGGTCTGGCTATGACCGCGCCGTTGATGAAGCGGCAAGCGGTGTGGACTCAATATCCGCAGTTCAACTATTTGTCTCGGCTGTTGCAGAAACGGCAAGCGGGGAGGATAGTCTTAGCGTCTCTTTTGTTTGTAATTCTGATGTTTCAGAGTCTGCAAGCGGCTTGGATGAAATCTCTGCCGCACAAATATTTTTGTCTGCTCTTTCAGAAGCGGCAAGCGGCTTGGATGAAATCTCTGCCGCACAAACTTTTGAGACCAGTCTTTCTGAGGCAGCAAGCGGAGCGGATGTTTTATCGGCTGTTCAGTTGTTTGCATCAGCTGTCGATGAAGCGGCAAGCGGTGTTGACTCGATTTCTTCCAGCTTTGTTTTCTTTGGCGCTGTTTTTGAAACAGCCGGTGTTGCAGACGCGCCGTCTGCTATTGCTGTGTTGTATTCCGGTATTGCGGAATCTGCCAGCGGTATTGACACGATATCCGCTAAACAAACATTTGCAACAAACATTTCAGAAACTGCCAGCGGGGCTGACTCGGTGTTGGCAGTCGTTGCTTTTTATCCAGCGGTTGCCGAAGCCGCTGGGATTTCCGATTCCGTTATTGCCGCGTTCCTTTGGAATTTGATTGACGATTCTCAAGACCCAACTTGGACTACAATTTCTACTGCTCAGACGCCGAACTGGACTGACATCTAAGGACTTGAAATGGCTACTTCATATACAACGCTACTAGGGCTTGCCCTTCCGGCTACTGGGGAGCTTTCAGGCACCTGGGGCGATACGGTCAACAATTACATATCAACGTATGTTGATTCAGCGGTAGCTGGCACGCAGACAATTAGTGGGAGTCAGACAGCGGTTACGTTGTCCGTGACCAATGGTTCTTCATTGGTTCAAGCTGGCGCAGGCGCAACTGGGTCTTCTCAATATACCATTATTAATTGTACGGGAAATCCGGCGAGCCTTTTAACTGTCACGGTTCCTGCCGCCAGCAAGTCGTACTTGGTCATTAATAGCACTTCGACCTCTCAGTCGGTCAAGATTGTTGGCGCGGGTCCCACGACTGGCGTGACGTTAGTTCCTACTGAGAGGGCGATTGTTGCCTGGAATGGATCTGATTTTGTAAAAGTTGCTTCTACCTCGGCCTCTACAATTAATTCCGGGACCTTAGCGGCTGCTTATGGCGGAACCGGAATAAACTCATTAGGGACCGGGGTCGCTACATTTTTAGGAACTCCGTCCAGTTCAAACCTGGCGGCAGCGGTTACGGATGAGACGGGCTCTGGGGCCTTGGTATTTGCGACCAGCCCTACGCTTGTTACGCCAGTTTTAGGTACACCGCAATCGGGTAATTTTAGTAGTGGAGCCTTTACCTGGCCAACCTTTAACCAAAACACGACGGGCACTGCGGCAGGTCTATCGGCTACGTTAGCGGTCGGCAGTGGAGGAACGGGTCAAACAACGTATACCGATGGGCAGTTGCTGATTGGAAACAGCACAGGGAATACGTTAACAAAAGCAACTTTGACCCAGGGTACTGGGGTAACAATCACCAACAGTGCAGGTGGAATTACGATTTCTGCGACGGGATCTGGTGGCACGGTCACTTCTGTAACGGGAAGTGGAAACATTGCTTCTAGCGGCGGCACAACCCCAAACATTACTTTTACCGGGACGCTCCCAACGGCTAACGGGGGGACCGGACTTACATCCTTTACTG